TGCTTATCCAGTACGCTGCGGCGCAAGCAATCTCCGCCGGCCTTAACGCGTTCTCGTCCACTGCTGCGATCCCCGTTGTCGGGCCGCTCGCCGCGCCGGCAGCCGCTGCCTCTGCCCTGGCCTTCGCTGGAGGCCTGTCCTCGCAGATCGCAGGTCTAGCCGGTATGGCGCACGACGGCATAGATTCTGTACCGCAGACTGGCACTTGGCTGCTCCAAAAAGGGGAACGCGTGACCACGGCGCAGACCAGCGCTAAGCTGGACAAAACGCTAAACGATATGAAAACCCCAACCGGGACGGGCAACACTACGGTAAACTTGATCGAAGACGCATCGCGCGCCGGACAATCCGAAGAGCGCACCGGTGATCAGGGTGAAAAGATGATCGATGTATTCGTAGCGGACCTCTTTGCAGACGGTCGTTCACGAGAGGCAATCAGCAACGTGTTCGGCTTTGACCGGGTAGGCCGCTAATGGCGATTCCAGTCTACCCGGAAGGGCTGCCCTGCCCTCTGCGGGAGAACTATGGGTTTACGCCGGTCAATAATATCCGGCGTACGCCGATGGATAGCGGTCGCGCCCGGCAGCGCATAGAGTTCCCGAACGCTCCGGCCATGGTGTCGCTTAGCTGGATCATGACCGGGCCACAGGCCATGTTGTTCGAAGCGTGGGCCGCGCAGGTTGTAGGCGCCGGCTGGTTCACGATGACGCTTCTTAGCCCGATGGGGTATAACGAACATGAGATACGGTTTACCGAAGTACCTGTGGGCGGTGAGCTGACAGGGAAATTACTTTGGCGATACCGAACTACATGCGAATTGCGTAACAGGGCATTGCTACCGCCAGGGTGGGCCGAATTGCTACCATCGTTCGTGCTGAACCCTGAGATTTTCGATTACGCCATGAACCGCGAATGGCCTTTAGCGTCTGCTGCCGCTGGAACACCGCTTTTGTTTGAGGTCGGCGTCCCGGCGCTGTACGAAGAAGGCATACCAATTATCATGGGGGACTAATTATGGCTGACGGCGAAATTCTATCTCAGCGGCCGCCCGCACAGGCTGGCACTGAAGATGACCTTTACCTAGTAGAGCAAGCAGTACAAGGACGCAAGCAAACCCGTACCCAGCTCAGGACGGCGATCCTCAGCGCGTGGCAGACGTTTATCCGTACCTTTCTCGGTTCTGCCACTGCGGCAGACGCCCGCGCCACTCTAGGTGTAGCCATCGGGTCCAACGTCCAGGCATACGACGCAGATTTAACCGCCCTCGCCGGGATTAGCACCAATGGCCTCCTGGCCCGTACGGGCGCTGGCACCGCTGCTGCTCGAACGCTGACTGGCACCGCGAACAAAGTAACCGTGACGAATGGTGACGGCGTCTCTGGGAATCCGACGTTGACACTGCCGGATGCGCTGGCACTGGTTACCCCGACAGTATCCGGTCTACTGACCCTTACCGGTGGGCAGGCTGCGTTCCCCTCTACGCAGGTTCCTTCGGCGGACCCGAACACGCTCGACGATTACGAGGAAGGAACCTGGACGATGGGGATTACCTTCTCTACTCCGGGGGACCTTAACGTCGTCTACAGTTCGCAAAGTGGCAGGTACACAAAGATTGGCCGAGCGTTCATGTACGAAGGTACTGTGACTACGACTACTTTCACGTACACCACGGCAACCGGGACTCTTCGGGTTAGCGGGCTACCGTTGGCCCCCGCTGCGGGCGCTCCGGCGGTGACATTAAACCGCTGGACCGGCGTAGTGTCGGCTGTCGCTACACCACAGATTGTCGGACTGGTGGTTTCGACCAACGTACAATTTGAAGTGATGAACGTAGCGGCCGGGACAACGGCGACTCTTACTCAGGCAAACGCCGCGAGCGGCACTCAGAAAAGCATATTTCTCAGCGGCAACTTCGCATCCGCTTAAGGTGAACACGATGATCTACAGAAAAACAGTGCTTGAACAACCAGAGTTGCATCGCTCCGGCCTGTTGCAGATTAAACTTGGCCTCCTCATGGTGGAGGACAATGCCGAGCTTTCTTGCGCATGGCACCGGACCGCCATCACGCTCGACGGCGATGTCCAGGTTGTCATGGACGCGGTGAACGCGCACCTGGCGATCATGGAACCGCCGATGCCACCTTTGCCGCAGGAAGACATCGACTTCATCAAGCAATGTCATGTTCTGCTGAAAAGCCGATTCACTGAAGGGGCCGCGTAATGGCGAACACGTACCCAACATCGCAGTTCCCACTCGGGTCGACCGAAGTCAAGGTGTTGTACAACAACGCCTCCAACCTGGACGACGCGGTAAACGGTACGCCGGTTACTTGGGTTGACCGATTCGGCAACGTCCGTAAGTCGTGGGCAGGGATCGAACTAGATTTCGAGAACTTCCTGCTTGCGAGCGGCTACGAGTTCATCGGTGACTATGACGACGTTGGCGAGCTGACCTTCACGCGTCCTAACCAGATCATGTCGAAGGACGGGGAATTCTGGCGCCCCGGCCCTGCGCTAGCGCTCCCCTACACCACCGTTAATAACTGGGTAATCGATCAGCCGAAGTTCGTATCGACGGGCGACGCATCGCTGCGGCAAGCCTTGGCGGCATCGGATGGTACGACGATTATCGGCTTCGGTGACCGTACCCTGTTCCAAAAACTGGCCGAGCACGTCAGCGTCAAGGATGCCCCGTTTAACGCAGTCGGTGACGGCATCGCGGACGATACGGCGGCAATTCAAGCCCTGGCCGATTACATCATCGCGCAAAGCCAGTTTGGGCTCACCACTTCCGGCGCCTTGACCGCTGCGTATTCCGGCACTTCGCCAATCGCTTATTTCCCGACCGGCACTTACCGGGTTACAGCCGCGATCAACTGGGGACCGTATCTTGAAATCGCTGGTGATTCCGCGATCATCAAACAGGACGATCCCGACGCCGATATCTTCGATATCGACTTCTACCAGTTCAAAATGTCGGGCATGCAGTTCGTCGGCGGACGCCACCAGCTGCGCGTACACAACGACAACATCAACTCGTCAATGTTCGAGGTGGATCACTGCCAGTTCTTCTTGTCGAGCAGCTACGCTGTCAAGACTCAAGCAACCGGCGGCGTGTGGACCCACATGTCCGCCAACGGCACCATGAGCAACTGCCGCTGGATTTCCTGCCGCCGCATACTTGATAACTGCTTCGACAGCATGGTGATCAACGACCCATGGCTGCAAGCTGACTCGACTAACCTGGACGCCAGCGCGGCATCGATCAACAACCGTGGCGCGACTCCGACAGACCCGGGTGCGCAAACCCGCTTGTTCATTAATCGTGGCTTCGGTATCCCTGCGGTCGGCACCTACGGAGTAGATCGCCCAGCCAACATCCGTTGGGTAGACAACTGGGGCAGCTTCATCTCCGAAGACGTGCGTTGGGGCGGCGAGTTCGGCGGTATGCGGATTGTCGACCACCTGGCAGTACCTGACGTGTCCTTCCCTTGGAACAAGACCGAGGTTAGCGTAACGGGCGGCCTAGCCTTCTGTGGCCCAAGCGATGACCCTAACGCCTGCATCATGGGTATCCAGGGTCAAGTTCCGAATAGCATGACCTTCGGCGACTACAGCGGCCAGGTTAGCAGCCCGCTTATCAGGAACATTTCTTCTACGGACCTGGCCGCTTATTTCGCGGCGTTCCAAGGCACGACCGGCAAGCTCGCTAGCGAGTATTTCAAACTGGACGCGCGGAACATCATCACGGACCTGCGCGCCTACACACCGCTTCGCCCATTCATGCCGGACGGCCTGTATCCGTACCTGATCAACGGGCGAAACACTCGGGTTATCCGCACAACGCAAAACCTCGACAATGGGAGTGTCGATAACATCGTGTCGTTTAGCACGACGCCGGAATACGACATGGTGGCCGGTGCCTTCGTACCCGCGAACCCTACCCGACTGAATATGCCTAACGGCTGTTCAAAAATGCGGATTGAGGTCGATATCGTTATCGACTCCGCCGACGCGGTGGCAAAGGCTATTTCTGCGCAGATCGAAACGTCCGCCGGCAACCGCTGGAAAGGTGTTTCGCAGAGCTTTGGCGTGAACCCTTACGGCGATAATATCCACTTCACCACCGATGTTTACGGCCCACCTGGAACATACTGGCAGCTAAACATCATTCACAACGCGCCGACCGACCGAAACTTGGTCAGCTGTCAAGTCGTGATGACGCCGTTGGATATGATCATCTGATGAGCCAAATCCTCGCTGAAGTAAACGCAGGGGCAAACGGGCGTCTTGATGCGATCATCAGGACGCTTGAGCTCAACTGCGACGCCTGGGCCGAACCGGTGTTCATCTGTAACGGCTTCGAGGACGTAACGGCGGTTACTGAAGACGCCCGCACTGTTACATTCATCGGTGCGAACATCGATATCGCCCTGGCCGCGAAGAACAACAAAGGGAACCAAACCCTGGCCTTCGCCGTCGACAACACGACCGGCGAAGCGTCACGTCTGATCGATGCGGCCATATCTTCGAACGCCAGGGTCACCGCTATTTACCGGACGTATCTGAACACCAACCTATCCGCCCCGGCGGAACGGCCTTATTACTTAACGTTGCTCTCCGGCTCCATCCAAGGACAAGAGGCGCAGTTGCAAACCGGGTACTACAACATGATCGGTGTCGCCTGGCCGCGCGCGTTGTACACTACGACCTTCGCGCCCGCACTCAGGTATCTGTGATGGAATGGCTCAATAAATACCTCTCTTGTACGTATGAAGATGGTGCGCGCGGCCCTGTCCGCTACGACTGCTGGGGCTTGGTTAGGCATGTTCGACATGCTGAGCTGGGCAAGCGCCTCTTGGCGGAGTACGGTAGCCTGCGCAATACCGATCCGAGGGAGTTCACCCGCGCCTACGAAGCCGAGTCCTCCCAGATGGAATTGTGCGAACCCGAGCCGGGGGCGATTGCTTCGGTTATGATCGGGCGTATCTGCACCCATGTCGCCCTGGTCATAGACTCCCTGGACGGCCTGCGGATCCTTGAGATAAACCCATCACGAGGTCCGCGATGCCTGCCGCTTCACCGCTGGCTGCGCGACCACTCCACCGTGACTTTCCACCGAGACAAACCATGATCGAGATTTACGCCAGTCGCTTATCGGACGAAGGGAAGGAAACCTACAAAATCCGTAAGCCGCAGCTTATGGTCGAGTGGCTGTACCGTCACGGCATTTCCCGTGATACGGATTTGGGCAAGCTGGCGATCAGTCTCTACGTGAATGGCGAACGCCTTCTGCCTCGCCAGTGGCTTACTACGCTGATCACGTCGGAAGACAAAGTCGAGATCTACCGGGAGCCGAAAGGTACGGACCCGTTTACCATTACCTTCGCCCTCCTGGTTGGTGCCGCCGCCGTACTATCCGCGCTCACACCAAAGATCCCCGGAGTGAGTGCCTCGCGCCAGGGCGGCGGCAATCCACTAGACCAGGGGAGCAGTAAAGGCAACAAGGTAAAAATCAACGACGTAAGGCCCGAGCTGTTCGGTTACAACCCGCAGCGCTTCCCTGACTATCTGATCCCGCCACGGGCGTACTTCGCAGGGCCGCGGGAGCCTCGGACGGAAATGTGCTTGGGTGTCGGCCAGGGCTCTTACCAGATTGATTCGGAAGACGTGAAGACCGGACAGACCCCACTTCTGACATTAGGGGCCGACGCATCTTTCACGATCCACGCCCCGGGTGCGGATATCTCCAACGAGCCCGCTCACCTTTTCTGGTACACCGCACCGGAAGTAGGGGCGAGCAACACGGGGGCTACCGGCCTTGAGCTGACGGTAGAGTCTGACCTCACCAGCTCCGCCACGGCATCGGTGTTCACCTTCAACGGCGACGTAGTAGGCATCCCCGTGGGCGTAGGCACGTTTCCCGCCGACTGGGTGCCGGGCACGCTGATCAACCCTGTGGCACCCTACAACTTCACGGTAAGCGACGGCACAGGCACGGGCGGCCGCGATGTGATCAGCGGCCCCATCGCCCAGTTCAACTTCCTAGTCGGCGATGAAATTCAGATCATCGGGGATAACGAAGGGTTCTACGTGGTCACTGACGTTACGGCTACGGACCTGGAACTGGATTATGAAGGCGGAGCGCCGGGCGTTGGCTTGGTAATCGGCCCCGTGGTTATGGGTATGTCCTACCGTGGTTTCCGTTTCCGCATCCTGAGCTACTCGGCTCAAGCGCTCCAAGTTAAGCGGTTGACCGCCGGCGGCGCAGATGATGACGACTGGCCCGGCTGGGATAGCCTGTCGTCCAACGTGGCCCAAGTGCGCTTGGACAGCTCGAACTTGCAAGGCGGATACCGAGGACCCTTCCCGGCGTGCCCAGAAGGCGAAGTCGTAACCGATATAGAATTCGACATGTTCTTCCCGAGCGGCATCGTGGGGCTCGGATCGAAAGGCGAATACTTCACTATCCAGGCCAACTACTCTTTCGAGTACCGCGACATGGCAGTAGGGGGTGCATGGACGGCGGCTACGTACTTTACGACCGGCAACTCGCTGGACGCTATCGGTAACACGCATCGCGTCGTGCTGCCGTACCCGATGCGCCCGGAGGTGCGGATGAAGAAGCTGAACATCCCGCAAGGGGCGCTGCTGCCTGATGAAGTCCACGACGTGACGATGTGGTTACGCTTGAAGGGTCTTATGCAGACCTCTTCGCCTGGTAGCTACGCGGGGATGACCGTAATGACCTGCGACATCCGGGGCGGGGACCGCATTTCCTCTCAAAGCGAAAGCTTGGTGAACCTGGCGTGTACTCGTATCCTCCCCGTTCTGCGCGGTGGCGTATGGCAAGACCCGGAGCCTACGCGTGAGATCTCGGCGGCTGTCGGCCACATTATCAGGAACGTCGGGTACTCGGACACCGACGATATCGACCTGGTGGAATTGGATCGCCTGGAGTCAACCCGCTGGACGCCGCGCGGCGACACTTACGACCGCATCGTACTGGATTCCGAGACCGTCAAGTCGAACCTCCTGGATGCTCTACAAGCAGGCTTCTCCGAGCTGACGATCGATCGCGGCCTACTGGTCCCGGTCCGGGATGAGCCGCGCGGCCCGTCCTTCGACCACGTTTATAACCCACAGATCATGCTCGAACCTTTGGCCTACGAGTTCACCATGCCGGATCAGCCGGACGACTTCGACGGTGTAGACGTTGAATACTACGACCACGTTACGAAGCAGGACGAAACGGTACAGTGCCGCTTGCCGGGTGACGCAGGGGAACGCGTGGAGAAAATCAAGGTGGAAGGCGTCGGGGTAAGATTCCGCGCCTGGCGTATCGGTATGCGCCGCCGCCGCGCCCATTTGTATCGTCAGCGGCAGTACAGCTTCAAGACAGAACTGGACGCCTTGAACAGTGCATATTTCGACTACGTGGCGCTCGGCGTGTCGACTCCCGGCTACGGGCAGTCCGCACTGGTCGAAAGCATCTCGCCGAACCCGTACACGATAGGGCAGCCCGCGACTATCGAATCCTCTGAGCCTCTGGACTGGACGAAGCCTGGTGTTTACAAAGTGGTGCTGCGCCGCAAGGATGGCACGGCGTCGGGGCCGTATGTAGCGACCTTCATCGACGAGTACACGTTCTCGATTCCTACCCTGGACTTCGTGCCTGACCTGAGTGGGAACATCGACACGCCGCCGGTCATCCAGTTTGGGCATGAATCGACGTGGGCATTCCCCGCACTGATTACGGACGTATCGCCGAGCGGCACTCGGTCGTGCAGCGTAAAAGCGGTTAACTATGACGTGCGCATGTACGCAGACGACGATGCGTTTCCGCCGGGATAATCACGCGTGATACACTGCGCGGAACCTGGGGAGGTAAGATAGATGAGCCAACTGGAAAAGATTTTTGAAGACCTCGGTTTGGGCGTCGCCGCTTTGGTCGGCGCTTTGGTCGGGGTCTTCGCGCAAAAAGAGATGTCCACCCGGCGGCAGCGGGCCGTCTTCGTGGTTAGCGGCGTGGCCATCGGCTACTATATAACCCCGCTAGTGCTCGACTTATACTCGATCAAGACAGAGTTAACCGGGGCGGTAGGCTTCCTGTTGGGAGCTTTCGGCGGGGGCATCATGGCAGCGCTGTACAAGGCCATCGGAAACCTTGATCTCTTGGAATACATAAAAAGCCGCCTTGGCGGGGGGGATCCCAAGTGATGCAAACGGTAAGCCTATTCGCTGTCGGCCTTATAGTCATTCACGCCATCTGGTGCTTGCTATGTCCCCGCGTCAGCGATGGGATTATCGGCAAGTTTTTATACCTTCTGCTCTCGCTCGCCGCTTTCGCCTTCATCAGTCGCCCGTCACCCTTCTCGCAAATGGTGCTGAATCTCAGCTTCGCGAGCATCGCCGTGCGCCACTGGTGGATGAAGACCTACTGGTCTCAAGTCAAGAAGAGCATCACCCACTACGTCCAAAGGTGCGGTAAACGATGACGCCAGCTACGCTTGCCGAAGTAATGAACATTCCTATCGCCCGCGCTCAGAAGTGGGCCGATGCGCTTACGGCAGCAATGGCCGGCGGGCAGATCAATACTAGATTGCGAATTGCTGCCTTCCTCGCGCAGATCGGCCACGAGAGTGGCTCCCTCGTCTACAGCAAAGAACTGGGCGGCGCTTCGTACTTCGCTAAATACGACGGGCGTAAGGATCTCGGGAACACCGAACCGGGCGACGGCGCTAAGTTCTGCGGCCGCGGCTTGATCCAGGTCACCGGCCGGGCGAACTACGGGAAGGCAAGCCAAGCGCTGTTTGGCGATGATCGACTGCTGAAGACTCCTGAGCTTTTGGAACAGCCCACCTGGGCGGCGAAGTCCGCCGTCTGGTACTGGACGACACGCAACCTGAATGCGTTGGCAGACGCCGATCGGTTTACTGACATCACCCGTGCGATCAACGGCGGAACCAATGGGCTCGAAGACAGGAAGGCGCGGTATAAGTACGCGCTGACGGTGCTGAAATGAATCCCGCCTACGGCTACGCGCTGGCGCTTCTCGTAGGCGCTGGCGGCGCGTGGTACGTCCAAGGGTTGCGATGGGACAACGACGTACAGGCCGCAGAGCTGGCGACTGCTACGGCGATCAGCGCGAACGTGGACGCGGTTAACCAACAGTTAATTGCATCACTCGCACAGACAGAAGCCATACGGCAAACCTTCATCGATTACAAGGCGGGTAAAGAGAATGAGACGAGTGCTCTTGAGCGGGCTGTTGCTGATGGCACTAAGCGGCTGCGTATCAAAGCCAGTTGCCCAACAGTGCGTGCCGATGGAACCGTTCCCGGCGGAGCTGTCAGCGGAACCGCAGAACTTGACGCCTCTGTTAGATCGGATTATTTCGAATTGAAGCGAGGACTCGACCGGCAGTTTGCCGAGTTGCAGTTCTGCCGGTCGGAATTGAGGAAACGTTCGTCAAACTAAGTCGCCGTACATCGCGTCTTCGATCCGCTTTTGCGCGATATCAAAATACTTGTCGTCGCGCTCAATTCCTATGAACTTCCGCCCTGTATTTGCCGCTGCTACTCCCGTAGTACCCGAACCCATGGTGTTATCGAGAACCGTATCGCCTTCGTTGGTGTAGGTACGAATTAGGTACCCCATAAGAGCGACGGGCTTTTGGGTAGGATGAACCGTACCTTGTTCGTTGTTGAACTCCAGAACCGTGGCCGGCATCGTCTTGTCAGCGGGGCATTTGAAGACATCTAACTTATGCGAGCCATAATTATCTGAGGTCTTCGTCCGGGTAGTTTGAGGGCGGATATTCTTCAGAGGCTTATCCGCAAGGATAGGCATGTAGGTGCATTGCTTGACGTAGAAAACCGCGATGTCTTCAGTATTTCGCATGGGTTGCTTCCAAGCGTTCAAGTGCCCGACTGCTTGAGACTTTTTCCAAACCCATGTGTATTTGAAGTCTTTCAAATTGCTGCAAATTAATGCAGACGTGAAAGGCTGCGCGGCGAAAAGCACTATCGGAGCCGTAGGTTTGCCTACCCGGCGGTATTCGGCCCACAGCGCCTCAAAAGGGATCACAGCGTCCCACTTGTTCTGTGTCGTGCCATATGGAAGATCGCAAAGCACCATGTCGACTGAGCCGTTCGGTATCAGTTTCATCATTTCCAAACAATCGCCGTGCATAAGGTTCATTCGCACCAATACTCCTCTTCCTCAGTTGCATTTTGTGCAGCGGCTGTCGCCTGGCAGATAACCTGGGCGTCCTGCGTGAAGTATGCGGCTACTGGCACCGGGCCGTTTGCGGTTAGCATGTAGAGCATGGCTAGGATTTTCATTTCTTCCCCAAGAACCACTGGATTAAAAGGGTGCTGCCGCTGCCGATGACGAACCCGTAGCAGATTATCGGCGCGTTAGGCGATGGGTTGAAATACGCAACGATAGCACCGCCTATAAGTGCCATGCAGAACAAAGCTACTCGGCTCATTCCGCTTCACTCCTTTTTGCTGCCCGCACCATGCGAGCGCCGAAGAATTCGACTTTCTCAGCGTTGTACAACGCTTTGTTGTCTGCCTTTACCGCGCCGCCCATGCGGCCAGTGCAAGTACGCCAGATCGCTTTAAACGCTTCTCCTTCCGCGAAGGTCATACCGAGGGCTTCGATAATGTCGATGCTCTCGGCGGTGTACGGCGGATGATTTTCGTCGATAGGGTCAGCGACGTGACATTTGTAATAGTCGACGCTGCCGCCGGTTTTCTGCTCTGCGACTGGTTTAGTGCCAGCCGGCTGTAACAGGCGATCATGCTCGCGCCAAGCTTCGCAACTCTTACACCTGGCGGTAGTGCGTGCGCCTCCGTGTCTGGCGCAGTAGTCCTCGGGGAATTTGCTCATGCTGCGTCCTCTTTAGGTAAATAGCCGCGATCTCTCATCGCGGATAATAAGATGTCCTGCACCTCTCGTTTGCTCTGTAGGCGCTCCAAGACCAGTTCGTCCACCGTGTCGGCGGCCAGGATGAAGTGAATGAACATCGGCCTATTGTGGCCCGCTTGGAGCTGTCGTACAGGGCCGATACGCTCGATGATCTGCTGGTGTTCTTCAAGATTCCAATTCACGGTGAAGAACACGAGGATGTTGCCGCCGTCCTGCAGGTTCAGACCATGGCCCGCACTGGCCGGGTGGGCGAATAGCAAAGGGATCTTGCCGGCGTTCCAATCGTCAATTGTTTCTGAGCGCTTATCCAAGTGGCGACCCTGCGGAAAGCGTTTCAGGAGGCGCTCCAAGTCGGATTTGAAATGGTAGCTCACGAGAATCGGCATTCCCGCCGCCTCTTCCAGAATTTCTTCCAGTGCGTCTAGTTTCTCGTCGTGAATCTTTTTCCACTGCGGGCCGCCGTCTACGTAGGCCGCGCCGGAACTGATTTGTAAACATTTTTGCGTCTTAGCGGCGGCGTTCAGCGCCTCGATCTGCGACCCCTCCAAATCCATGAACATCTGCTTTTCCATGTTTTTGTAAAGAACCTTCGCGGCCGGCGGCAGTTCGACTTTGATCAGGTTAATGATTGGCTTTTTGAGGTCGAACCAATCAGCCGCGTCTATGGTGATACACACGTCGCTCAAGGCTTCCTGAATCTGTTCCTGCGCTTGATCCGTTGCCTCTACGCCGAAGCCAGTGTGCGATGCGCGAAACCAGCGTTGCTTAAAGGCGTCAAATGTACGGCCCAAGCGGTCGCCTTTATCGACGAACCACATTTGCCCCCACAGATCCTGCAGCCCATTAGGGCTAGGCGTACCGGTCAACAGCACAATACGCTTGATCTTGGTATGTGCGACACGGGCCAGCGCCTTAGCGCGCTGCGTGCCCTGCCGCAAGCGGAAGCCCTTTAACTTGGTCGCCTCGTCGATCACTACAGTTTTGAAGGGCCACTTATCACCGAAGTGTTCGACCAGCCAAGGGAGCTGTTCGAAGTTCGTCGTGTAAACAGGTACGTTGACGCGTAAGGCCGCCTGCCGTTCCTTAAGCGCACCGCAGACAGGCATAACGCGAAGGTGTTTAAGGTGATTCCACTTTCTGTATTCCTGCGGCCAGGTGGTGCGCGCCACACGAAGAGGAGCGACTATTAGGATAGGGTACACATCTTCCAGCAAGGAGAGGTCTTCCAACGCCGTGGCCGTGCTGACGGACTTCCCAAGGCCCATGCCAGCCCACACCGCCAAGCGCCGGGTCTTCTGGATGGCCGACATGATCAGCCCTTGATAGGCGTGCGGCTTATAATCAATTGCCATCAGCAAACCACCTTGAATTCTTCGTCGACCCACACTTTTTCTTTCATGAACAAATTGCCCATGATCCCCTCTACCCCCGCTTTACTATCCAGCCAGACCACTTCGGCACCCGCAGCACGCCGACGCTCGTGGTCGCGCACCTGAGCTTCCGTAGGCTTTTTGCCGGTCGCTTTCAGCTCAACGAACAACACGCGGCCTCCGAAGGTTATCAACCGATCAGGGACCGAACGTCGCTGAGGCGACGTAAATTTATCGACTAGTGCCCCGATTTCCTTACACCGTTTCACCAAATAAGCTTCAATGTCTCTTTCCAGCATCACGCGCACTCCCCAAGCAAACCCATTTTCTCGTTGGTCAACGCAAACTCCCCGGCTGCCTCAACCGCCGCTTTGTCGTAGACCCTGGCCGCGTCTTCGGCGGTATCGAAATATCCGAGGTGTATTCGCCTGCTAGAGACCTGCAATTTCGCTCTGAATTTGCCCCGCGCGCGTTCGTAGGTAACCCCTTTGAATCCCGAAGTGTTATTTTTTAGCAACGGGACGTTGTGATTATTCTGCGAACGGGTCGCAGGGCGAAGGTTACTGAACTTATTGTTCTGCTTATCGCCGTCGTTATGATCCAATTCCGGCGGTATCTCGCCCGTGTGCAGGAAGTAAGCTAGACGATGCGCGTAGAGGTGTTTACGGTCTACTAAAAGGATGAAATAACCCTGGTTGTGCGGGCACCCCACTACGCCTCCAGCGAGCGCCTGATACCCCCTGGTAACCAATCGAGTGATAAGGCCGGACTCCGGATCGTACGAGAACAGAGAAGCGAGGTATTCGCGAGTAAAGCCCTTAAGCGTCGGCACCATTTTTGCTCTCCTTCTTAGCATCGCGGTAAGACTTCTGGTAAATCCGCAGGCATTCAACGCAGCGGTAGGACTTGATCCAGCGTTCGCCCTTTAGCTCAGGGTGTTTCGGGCAAAGCCGACCGAAATAGACTTGTTCGCGCATCACATTTAACCTATCTAGAAACCGTAGAATCTAGATAGTATTCCTAGATAGAACTCGCCGTCAACCTTTCCGGTAGCGATACGCTTCGAAGCCGGCGGCGGCGAGCGGTAAGC